CCGGACCCCAACCCAACAAAGCGGCCGGGACTCTCGGTGGGGCTGCCTCCGGGGCCGCCATCGGCTCACAGGTGATGCCAGGATGGGGAACCGCTATCGGTGCTGGCGTGGGTGGTTTGATGGGGGGTAAATGATGGACGGCGGACCAGTTCAGGGCGGATCGAATCCGTACATGCCGATGTCTGGAGCCGGGAGGTTCATGGGGCCCGGAATGACCCCCTCTACCTTTCAGCCGCGAACCTATCAACCCCAGACGGTACCGAGCTATCAAGGGCTTCTGAGCCAGGTTAGGCCCCGCGAACAAGCCGGCGGCCCTGGAGGACTCCTGGCGATGGAGTACGGCTCAGGTCCGGGGTCGGGTCCGGGTGTTGGTGGAATCGGAAGTGACGGCCCTGGGCCTGCTGGGATTGACGGTGGGGGCGCCGCTGCTTCGGTTGGCGACTCGGGTGTCAGCGCTGGCGCTGCGGCTGCTGATGGTGGTGGCGGGAGCGGAGGCGGGAAATAATGGCCGGCTTGCTCGACGGACTAATGTCCGGTCAATTCACCGACGACCCCCAGCAGAATCAAGCGATTCAGCGGGGAATCCTGAACTTCGGACTCCAGTTGATGCAGACCCGTGGTCGGCGTTTAGGTCCGGGGTTGGGTCAAGCTGGCGTAGCTGGTATCCAAGGCTTCAACGACCTGAAGCAGGAGCAGTTCCGGGATCAGCTTCGCAAGCAGCAAGGCGAGGAATACACCCGCCGGAAGATGCTGAACGCCAGAGAAGACACGCTAGCAAATCTTCCGAGCCAGTTCATCAAACCAGACCAGCAGGGAAACAATCCCTCCGCGTTCACTCCGGGGATGAGTGACCTCCCGGGTCTTTCAAAAGCGTACATGAGCGCACCTGGTGGGTTGCAGACAGGACTGGCTCTACAGAGCGCGCTCCAGAAGCAGGAACCGACTCTGCACGAGTTCAAACAAGGGTCAACTTACGGCACATTCGAGGGCGGCAGAGTCAGGCCGCTACTGTCTGTGCCATCCGCAGAAAAGCCAGACACCGTCCCATCGGCGATCAAAGAGTACAACTTTGCTAGAGAGCAAGGATACAAAGGATCGTTCGAGCAATGGGATCGTGAGCGTAGAAAGGCCGGCGCTTCTCAGGTATCAGTTAGCACCGGAGAAAAAGGGTTCAAGAACGAACTCGCTTTGAAGGGTGACTTTAAGTCCGAGCCGATCTACAAAGACTACCAAGACATGCAGTCTGCGTACAAACAGATCAAGGCCGGTATCGCGCAGGGAACACCAATCGGTGACGTGGCGACAGCAACGAAGATCATGAAACTACTTGACCCGGGGTCTGTGGTCCGAGAGTCGGAACTCGGTATTGCGATGGCCGCTGGGGGGCGCATGGATCGCTTGCAGAACTTCGTTCAGATGCAACTCAAAGGCGAGAAGCTCACCCCGACGATGCGTCAGGAGTTCGGCAAACTCGCGGATGAACTGTATGAGGCCGCAGGGCAGGCATACAACGTCAAACGGTCCGAGTATGAGGGAATCGGTAAACGGTATGGGCTGGACACCACGAACCTAGGTGCTCCGCACAAATCATCCCGTTCATCTTCTGTTCGTGACCAAGCGGATGCAATCCTTCGGGGTGAGTGATGGCGTCCGCTGACGAATACGCCGAGTGGATCGTAAAGAATCAGGCCAAGAAAGGCACGCCTGAATTCGATACGGTTGCCAAAGCCTATGAGGAAGCCAAAGCAGAGACTCCACAGAAGGGGTGGGAAGGATCATCGAATCAGGGCGGTCCGAGTGCGGCAATCAGGATGCTGCGCAACATCCCCGGTTCTGCACTTCGGTTCGGCAAAGGCATCGCAGAGGCAGTGACGAGCCCGGTGCAAACAGGAAAAGCAGCATTGGACGCTGTCGCTGGTGGGCTTCGCAATCTCACTCCCGCGCCTATCCGAAACGTCATCGACACACTCGACCCGAATCCAGAAGCTGCACAGCGTGCGACTGGTGTAGCGGATCAGATGGGCCAGTTCTACAAAGACCGCTACGGCGGTTTGGATAACCTCAAGAAAACCGTTGTGGAAGACCCCGTAGGGGCAGCTGCTGACCTATCGACAGTCCTAGGTGTCGGTGGTGCTCTGGCCCCTGGAAAGATGGGCCAAGCGCTGAACGTTGCCTCCAAGTACACCAATCCTCTGAGCGTGATTCCTCCTGTCGTCAAAGGAACAGGTGCGCTAGCAAAGCACACGCTCGGGATGGTCACAGGAGCCGGCGCGGAATCTGCGGCTCAGGCTTTTGGGTCTGGAAGGTATGTAAAGCCTGAATTCCTCGCAAACCTCAAAGGCGAGGTTCCGATTTCAGGAATCATCGATGAAGCCAAGCATGGACTGGAAAACATGCGGCTCCAGAAATCAGCCGACTACCGAGCCAACATGGCTAGCGTGTCTGGAGACAAAACCGTATTGAGCTTCAAAGGCATCGAGAATGCTGTAGACAACGCCTCGGACATGGTCACCTACAAAGGACAGGTGAAGAACGCCAAAGCTGCCGAAGCCGTCAAGGACATGGCGAACGAAGTTACCAAGTGGAAACTTCTGAAGCCTGATGAGTTCCACACCCCAGAGGGTCTAGATGCGCTGAAGCAGAAGCTCGGCGGGATTCTCGAAGCGATCCCGTACGAGCAAAAGACCGCTCGACTCGCTGCGGGGAAGATCTACAACTCCGTCAAAGACGAGATCCAGAAGCAAGCTCCTGCCTACGCAAAGACGATGGAGGACTACACCAAAGCATCAGAGCAGATCACCGAAGTCGAGAAAGCGTTTTCGCTCGGGAACAAGGCATCCCAGGACACAGCAGTCCGAAAACTTCAGTCCCTGATGCGCAACAACGTTCACTCGAACTACGGGAACAGGCTTGATCTTGCGAAGCAACTTGAGTCTCAGGGCGGGGTTGATCTCATGCCATCCATTGCAGGGCAAGCGATGAACTCGTGGACTCCACGGGGTTTGGTTGGTCAAGCCGGAAGCTACGGTACAGGATTGGCTGCGCTGATGACACAGAACCCTGTAGGGCTTGGGCTTCTACCGCTCACGAGCCCTAAAGCCGTTGGACTGGGCTCCTACGGTGCTGGGCGCGTGTTCGGTGTTGGCGAAAGAGGGGCCGCGTTGCTTGGCCTGACTCCTGAAAAGGCGCGTCTCGCAGGACTTCTCGGGTATCAGTTGGATCAGGAGCGCTAACGTGCCAGTTCCTACGTCCTTCGCCGATCTAAGCACAACCCCCGGGAGCAACAGCCCCGCGGGTGGGAACACCGTCTTCCCAGACCTGAACGACTACATCCAGTTCATCAACGCTGCGCTGGCTTCCATCAAAGCCAATACAGCTACGAATGGGTGGGTATCCCCGTACTACGCCTCGGGAGCGAGCCCGACCTTCGTTGCCATCACGACAACGACGCTGAACGGCAACACGTTCACCACCGGGACCGGGACACTCACGATTGCAGCGGCCAAGACGCTGACAGCGAGCAACACGCTGACTCTGGCGGGGACGGATGGGAAGACGCTGACGGTCAGTAAGAATCTGACGCTGGATGGGACGGATGGGACAACGATTACGTTTCCGTCTACATCAACCACGTTTGCCGCTAGTACCTACACTCCGACGCTGACGAATGGCTCGAACGTGGCCGCATCAAGTAGCCCGGTCGGCATGTATCAGAGAATTGGTAGCATTGTGAGCGGCAGTGTTTCCTGCTCCGCGCAGGCAACTGCTGGTGCTGGGACCGTCACCGTGCTCCAGTTCTCGCTTCCTGTCGCATCTAACCTAGGAGCGGCTACCGACGTAATAGGTGTTGGAGAGACGGCCATCGCTTCTCAAACAGGGGCCGCTCTGTCAGCGGACACCGGGAGCGACCTCATAACTGCAACTTGGATTTCACAGAGCACATCGAACAACGGATGGAAATTCACGTTCCAGTACAGAGTGATCTAGAAATGTCGCTCGGCCATCAAATGCAAAGCACTGCAACTTCCCCTGACCGGAGGCTTCGGAATGAACCCGAGCCGAATGGTTGCCTCGCTGAATTTATAGGCAACGCTCGGAACGAGAAGCGGCATGGTTTTGGCGTATCCGGTGACGACTCCACCAGTCAGCGCAAGACTTATCTTCCCCACGGTCTCGATGGTGTAGCCAGCATAGAAACTCTGGCGCCGATGGCTGTTGTAATAGGTTCCCGCCGTGAGGCCATTGTCGAGTCGAGCGTAAACGCCAGGATTGAAGTTGTTCATCCCTTCTTTCCCATGCACGCTCACGAGATGAATACCAACAACCTGTGCATAACTAACCCCACTCATGAGCAAAGGTATTAGCACCAACGTTTTGAGAGAGAAGGGTTTAAGGGGAGTGAGAGTTAACTCCCCTTGGCTGTTCGGCTGTTTATGCGCAGGCGCTAGCCGAAGAAAAGACCTAATTAGAGTGTAAGGCACGATTTCAGCACTTCTATGCAAACGAGATTCATTCCAGACGAACGGTCACTTGCACTGGATGAGCGGTCGTTTTTGCGTTGCTTTTCTGTCTCTAAGCACTTGACAGATTTTGGCCCTATAGACAACGCGGTATTTGTAGGGATCGTCCCCGATCTGAATCCAGCGAGGAAAGTAGACCGGACTAGGTTCTTTGGCTTCCATGCTTCGAAGATGCCCGAACCGCGCACGTTGCGCAAGATGATCGTTTGTACAGCCTGATAAGAAACACATGGCTACCCTGCCAACCGTAATCACCGACCTGACAGCAACCCCCGGGCCGAACTACCCACAGGGGTCGGATACGGTGTTCCCATCCCTCGATAATCTGCTGAGGGAGTACGGGGCCTACATCAAGCAGAACTACGACGACCTGGCGACGAAGACTGAGATTTCGGACCTAGCCGACACAGGAACTGCTACCCACGGTGATTTTCTTGTTGGCAGAAAGCGCACCTTCACCAGCGCCGTTGCCTCCACCTGGCACGCCTGGGCCGAACTCCAGCCTATCGATCTAGTCGCTGATTGCGGTGTCGTCGCCGACGGCTCCACGAACAACACAACGGCGATCAACGTCGCCCTATCAGCAGCATCTGCACTCGGTGGGGCGTTGCTCATCCTGCCAGTGGGGACCGTGAACTACGCAACCACCCTGGCATGGCCTGCAAATACGCACCTGATCGGGCAGGGGGATACGTCGGTGCTTCGGTACACCGGCTCATCGAACGCGATCAGCTCGGTCGATGTGTTCCCGACCGATGCGAGCATCAGCTTTCGAAACTTCAAGCTAACCACCACCACCAGTTCGCCATCGACTGGTCCGGGTGTCGATGGCATCGTGCTGAACAACGCGGTCCGGGTGTTGATCGACTGCCAGATTCGCGGGTTTGGGAATGCGGGTGTGAACCTCGCCTCGACCACGGCAAAGGCCAATATCGACGTGACCTTCGGGCCCGGAGCGAACATCCACGAGAACGTGTATGGAGTGATGGCAACCGGAGCCAATGTAGGAGCGAATTCGATCAAGTTCCTAGGTCCGAGAATTCGAGCAAACTCGACCTACAACATCTACAGCACGCTCGACATTCGGGCGTGGACGTTCCTGGGGGGCACTTACGAAGCCGGTGGTATCTACCTGAATCAGCCCATCGGCCTTGCGATCATCGGGGCCTACTTCGAGATGGGCGGGGCGAGTATCTGCGTGGAACTTGCAAATGCTCAAGATGCCACCGGGGTAACCATCGAGGGGTGCCACTTCGCGCAGACCAGCTTGGGGACAGGAACGGGTATCAAACTCGGAACCTCCGCGTTCGTCCGGGGCGTGAACATCTCAGGCAATACCTTCATCGGATGGGGAACTGGTATCGACCCAGGCGCTGTGATCGGTGGGTGCATCGGTCCGAACGCGTACAGCAGCGTGACCACGCAGATTGGGATTCCTGGCTCCCTGTGTACTGGGCTCATGCTCAACGAGACAGCGAACTCTGCGCTCTATGGAGGAGGACTCGCTCAGTATGCGCACGACGGCTCATCGTGGGTCGCCCCATCTCCGTACCGATACACCACCGTCCCGATTGGCTCTGTGGCCTATGGGTCGATGGGCAACGACACAACGACAGCAGCGGGGACGATCTACTTCTGCGAGGTTCACTTCACGGCGCCGATGACGTTGACAGGAGCCGGGATTCTCACGGGTTCAGTGGCGAATAACAACAACTGGATATTTGCCCTGTACGACTTCAAGGGGACGCTGCTGGCGAACAGCGCCCTCGCAGGAGCGAAAGCCCCAGCGACGAACGACCTTCAACAGCTTGCGTTCACGGCGACCTACTCTGCCCAGCCCGGCAAGTATTGGATTGCGATCCAGAACGCCGGGGCGACGGATAGATTCCGCGCGGTTGCTGCGAGTACATTCGCGGACGTGCGGACCAAGTCTCAGGCGGGAGCGTTCGGCACGATCCCTTCGACCTTCACGATCCCGACGACTTTCACCGCCAACGTCGGGCCGATTGCCTACGTGTACTAGGAGCAACCATGGACCTATTCGGCAACAAGAAACGCGACGCTGAGATTGCGGCGCTGCGCAAGGAACTGGATGCGTTGTGGCGCTGGGCGAACGACGCGAGCGTACAGATTGGCCGACCGCCACCCATCACGCCGCAAGGTGGTGGTGGTCCTCCGAAGCCGCCTTGAACGTCTATGCGCTGCTGGTCCTTCTCGGCGGGGCGATCTATGGATACTGCCTTTTCAAACCGGAGGATCAGTATCCGGTCTTTGCCGCCGGGATGGGCTTGGCACTCGCGATCTTCACATGGCGCGAGCGGGGCCCGCGGTTCAAAAGCCGATGGTTTCTCTGTGCGTGGGGAACGACCGAGTTTGTGGAGGTGTTTGTCTGTCAAGGCGCACAACTGTGGTGGGTCATCGAAGGCCCGCAGGGGATGTGCTCCGCGTATACCGGACTGCCGCTGTTCAGTTGGGGGACTGTATGGTTCGCAGTGTTGATCTATCGCTTGGCGAAGGATATCCCCCGTGGCTGACGTCACTTCCGTGATCGCTGGTTCCCTGGCCTACGGCGTCACAGCCATCACGGTGTCGGCGCTGGGCGTAGAGCCTCAGTCGCTGGTCTACGCAACCATGGGGGCAGGTGTCGGCACCATCGCTGCTCCCGCGCTCGGGCGAATCCGAGCCATTGCGATCTTCGCTTGCGTGGTGTGCCTGTGCGCCCTGGGTGGGACGGTGTTGGCGCAGGAATACTTCGCAGACCGCGTGCTTGCCAGAAACCTGGCGAGCGGCGGGCTGGCTGCCTTTTTTCACCCATTGTTTGCCATCGCACTGACAAAACTCGCAGATGTAGTTACATGGTGCCTCAAGCGAATTGGGGTCAACCAATGATTGGTCGCATGTGGGATATGACGGTGTTCGCGGTGTGCCTATCGTGCATGGTGGCCTGCATCTGCCGGCTGAACCTGCTTGGCATACAGCACAAGTTGTCGGTCTACGCAATGCATGTCGGGCTGCTGGTGATTTGCGCCTCGGCCGCTCGCAGCGCGTGGGATGGAGCGCTGGACTTGCAGGACTACGGCATAGTGACAGTAGGCGTATGCTGGTTCCTCGTGAGTTGGCAGACATGGAAAGAGGGCGTGCCCGAGCACTACAAACGCGAGGTAATCAATGGACACTGACATCGACACAGCAGCAACCCCCCTGGCCTTGGACAAGCTCAAAGCGCAGGAATATCGCGACGCCCTCAAGGATGAGAAAGCGCACCGTACCGCAATGCGCCAGATCGCCCAGGAGCAGGCGGCGCTCAACATCGACACAGGTCAGGCGATCACGGCTGACACCATGCCGGAGTTCAAGCGGGAGGTGATCTTGGCCCTGATCCCGAAGTACATGACCACCAGCACGAACACCACGCCTGCAGGAGCAGCGTCCGATGCGGTGGCGGACTGCATGCGGCTCAAGGCGGCCCTTGACGAGATTCTGAAGTTGTGAAACCCGAGCGGGCTAGCCTGTGGAAGGTCGAGCGGCCTGTGCAGCAGGCTCGCAGATGGCCCATCGGTTACCCTCCAGACTTGGTAACACCCATCGAAACACTCAGGGATGCGCTGTCGCACCAGACGGCACTTGCCGAGAGTCTGTGGCGGCAGTACATGCTCAGGAGGGCAGCGTGACCCCTGACGGCTGGGCCATCTTCTACGGTCACAACCTGCGTACATTTACGTGGGACTTGAGTCGTCTAGATCGCCTATCCCAGAGTCTTCATGGACTCATAGTCCCAATGGCTTACATCCTGACAGACGTAACCCCAGAGATGCAAAGGCTGATTCAGGAGCACCGGACTGATGATCGGTCTACGGTGCCGCTGCGATGAAGTACACGAAGATGATTGAACCATCGGCTACGGAGTGGCCCGATTGGATCGCCCCGAAGCATCGCGGTTACCGGATGGCATGTTGCGACTGTGGGCTCGTGCACGACTTGGCTTTCGCAGTTGCGAAAGTGACTCGCTATACGAAAGCTGGATTCAAATATAAGGTTGTCAGCGGCCATCGTGTTCTGATGACTGCCAAGCGCAACAATCGGGCTACGGCAGCGAAGCGTAGGAACAAGAAGTGATATCCGAGCGTTGTTTAGCGCTCATCAAGGAATTCGAGGGCCTGCGCCTCCAAGCGTACCCTGATCCTGCTTCCGGTGGTGAACCGTGGACCATCGGATACGGGCACACGGGAGGTGTCAGACAGGGCGACGTTTGCACGCAGGAACAGGCTGACGCATGGTTAAGGGAAGACGCGGAAACAGCCTCTAGAGCCGTTCTACGCCACTGCGTGCCCATGCTCACGCAGAACCAGCTTGATGCGCTAACCTCATTCGTCTTCAACCTCGGGGAAGGCAACTTCGCCAGTTCCACCCTGCTCAAGAAGAGCAACGCTCAGGACTGGGCCGGAGCTAGAGAGGAGTTCGCAAGATGGAACCATGCGGCCGGCAAAGAGATGCCAGGTCTTACACGGCGCCGTGCCGAAGAAGCGGCATTGTTCGGTGGCTCACCAGATGAGCCAGTTACTCAGGAGAAACCCGTGCTGCCACTACTCCCATTACTGATCCCCCTCGCCTCAAGTCTCATCGATGCCTTCTCACCACTAGCTAGGGAGAAGATCACGAAAGAGATGGGCCGGCATACCGACAAACCTGAGGTAGCCGAGCAGATCGCCACCGGGATCATCGAAACCGTCAAAACGCTTACTAGCCAATCAGACCCGATTCAAGCGGTGGCCCAAGCTCGGAATGATCCTGCGATCATGGCCCAGGTCGAATCCAATGCACTTGATACGCTCGACAGGCTCGTGGGGGTCGTGGAGCGAGTCAACAAGTTCGAGCGGGAAGATATCGACTCCGCACGGAGATACAACGCAGAGGAACCGCTGTTCCTCGACACCCCATGGCTGAAGCTGAAGTTCATTCATATTCTGTCCCTAGTCTTTGTCACGTTCAGTGCGTGGTTCGTCAGCACCAAGTGGGACTCGCTTACTGCTGAACTCCGTGGCGCAGTCATCACCCTGATGGTGATTGCGGGATGGAATGGGGTCAGGGATTACTGGATGAGCAGCAGCGCTGGGAGCACGCTCAAGACGCAACTATTGAACCGGAAGGATTAGGCTCATCGCGGCTCATCTGACTGTTGGGGGTGGGCCTTGAGCCAATCCGGTGCGCCATCGAACGACCCACCATCAATGCCAGCGAGCGCATCCATGAGTGCCGAGATTTTGTCGCCCCGACCAGTCACAGATCCATGTGCGCCCGCATAGGCGCAGACCTCTTGCGCTGCGAAATACAGCTGGGCCCACGCCACCGGCGCATCTAGCTTGGGTGCAGCGGCGGCTGCGATGTACAACTTCGTGCCATCACAAAACGGGCACGGCAGCAGAGTCTTGGGGATCTCGCTCATCTCTCTGGCTCCTGCGTGTTGGGTGCAGCAGAATCCTCGTCAAGCCAGCGAACAATTCGAGCGAGCGCTACGGCTGGAGGAATACGCTGGTTTGACTCCGCTGCGCAGCACCTGAGGCTTCGGCGTAGGCGCGCATTTGGTTGGCGGTGTAGCCGGTCCATGTCGTTTCGATCTCTCTAATGAACGGGCTACCTGTCGCCACTAGGCGTTTGATCTACGCAGGCTCAGGCAGTGCAAGCAGGTCTAGGCGCGTGCGTTTACGCGCCGACGATGGGCGCCAGCATGTCGAGGGCTTGGGTCTTCACCTCATGCCCCTTGCCGAACAAAGCGGAATCGAACCGGCTATCAGCGGTGCGCCCCAATTGGTGGTCGACGTGTTCGGTAATCGCGTTGAACAAGCCCCACCGGGTGCCCGCGCTTCCGAGGTGATCGGCGCCGCGTGCCTTGCCGTTGAAAAGGTCCAGCACCTTGGGCACGCTGCGCTGCTCGCGCACGGCGGCATCCGATGCGAGCGGCCGCGTGAGCAGCTGCGCGAATTCGCTTCCGTCAATCGTGCCGCCCATCGTGACCGGTTCGGCCGGATTGATGCGCGCGGGTTGGCCGAACAGCTGGCGCAGAATGTCGCGCGCTTCGTTCACGTGGCAGGGGGTTTCGGCCATGCGGCGCGCGCGCTCCATGAACTGGTCGAAGGATTCGCGCGCCACGCCCACGGCCGATTTGGCCGCATCGGCATCGAAGACGGAGCGATGCGATACGCGCACCCGCTTGCCGGCCGTGTCGGCCAGCGCGAGGCGCAGCGTGTTTGCGCACACCACGCGGATTGCAGTCATGGCCGCTACGGTGGCCAACGATCCGTCAAGGGATGTCGCGAGCAGCAAATTGCCCCGCACGCGATCCCCGGGGGTCACGTCCCCCTCGGTGTGGTTGCGTGCGAGTGCCCAAATCTTGCGCCCGCCCTTGAGCGATCCGGCCGTGTGGATCGTCCATTGCCAGCTGTCGGCCATGTCTCGGAAGAACTCAAGCACTTCGGCCGGTTGCACGGTTTTGTACCCGTCACCGACCACGGACAGCGGAGCGCCCGTGTCGTTGCGATACAGCACTTTCTTTTCCGGGTAGGCCATGGTGCGGCCGCCTTCGCCCATCTGGTACTGCACCGGGGCTTCGATTGCCTGCCAGTCGAGCCCGGCGGCCGTTTGCCATTCTTCGATGGTGGCCCCCTCGGTCACGCGTTGCCCGAGCCCATGCCATGGGGTGGTGCCCGTGAATGCCATCTCGGCAAAACCGTTTGCACGTTGGGTGATGTCGTGTGCCATGTTGCAAGCTCCATAGAGCGCCGGCATCCGGCCGGCATCGGGTGTGCGTCAATCGCACGCCATAGCCCCACGCGTAGGTCGTTCATATCCCCTCCAACACCGGAGCCACAGGCTCCAAAGCGGCGGCGATGCCAGGGGCGCTGAACGTGAGCATTTGGTCGGCGGTGTATGCTGCCTCCAATTCGTGATCCCGAAACTTGACGCCTCGTTGGCTTCCGAAGGCGTCGATCAGTTCAAGCAATTCCGTCATTTCAGCTATTGTCATTTGACTTGTCCGATCCCCCAAGACAACGAACCCGGTCCCCTCGATGTTTGGGACGACGCGCTGTTTGCGAAGTGATGCTGTCAACATGGCTTTCCAGTCATCCGCATCGAGCGTCATCCCGTGCCACGGAACCTGCGCGGCAATATCTCCGAGGCGCCACCAGAGCAAACGGTTCTGCGCGAGTGAACGCGTGTCGGCACGCACATCGATATGCAGCCGGTGCCCAGCAAGAAGGAACGGCTTTGCAGCGCGCCATATCGAGCCTAGCAGCGTGTGCGCCTGGGTCGGCTCGTACAGCACGGAGCGGATGCGCTCGAAGCTCACCATTCATCCTTTGCTCTGAACTCTGCATAAGTCATCGACTCGCCAACAGCGCCGACGCCAGTAAGGATGAACGATTCTCGGCTACGACTTACCGTGCGAATGCCTCGTTTCTGCTTGCGGACAGTGAATTCCTCGTAGCTGAACTGCGCCTTGCCGCTGCCGTGGCACCCATGGCAGATTACGGCCGTCCCTGGAGGTTCTAAGAATCCGCTATAGAGGCCGGTACCGCGGCAGGATGGGCATTGAATGGTGATTGTCTTAGATGACACGGATCAACCCCTCTCGCGCTAACTGCCCCCACGTCATGCGGATTGCCTCGTCCAGAGCATGTACGCGCTTGTCCTCCCACCGCTGAAGCTGATGCACGTCGGGCTGTCTATCTTGAAGGGGTCGGCCATGAAGTTTCCACACGTTATTCCGGAGAGCCATCATTTCTTCTCCATTGAACTGATAGCCGAGCGGGTCTTCGAGTCCAGCAGATACCACAGCGCCTTTTTGAGTTCGGTCGGGTCTTCATCAGGCCAGTTGTCGTAAGCCTCGCTGAATACGGCTTTGACGCCATCGCCGTTCATGTGCTTTGTCTGCACCACGATCCTTTGCGAAAGCGCCCGGAGCGAGTCCTGAATCTCGGGCTGGAGATTGGCGAATGAGGCAGTCGTCAAGTCGCTCGCGGAGGCGCCTATTGAGGTGGTAGCTGGCTCACCTTTGGCCCAGCTGATGGCCCTAGCCACTTCATCGGCGGAAGCGAACTCGGTGCCTCCTAGGCCCAACGCAGCCAATGCGCGCCCGATGGCGGAAGTCTCCGCATTCTCAAGCGCCGAGGTCTTGTTGATCTCGGATGCCTTGCGGTATTCCTCGGCGTGTCCGGTAGCGATGACTCGTCCGGATTCGTCAGCGATGGTCGCCAGCATCACCACGCAATCCAGGTCGCGGTGCAGGATCGTCGTCACCAGTGAATAGCTCGGGAATGCCTCCCGAAAACCATGCACCCGAAGCGCGACGGTCTGATATTCCTTGCCTCGGATGTTGACGATTCCTGGCTTGTTCATTTTCCCATTGCTCCTGAAGCTGTAGACCGACCGTTTGTTGCCATTGCATCACCGCTGACTCCTAAACCAACGCGCGACTCGCTGCCAAAATGTTGGCTTGGTCGGTATGGTGTGCCAGTACGCTCGCTCATCCGAGAAAGCCTCAGAGATAGAACGTTTTGTGCGCTGCTTGTGGTGGGCGGTAAGGATGTCATTACTGAACACGATTAACCCCCAAGTTACGTGCGAAAGGAGTGCCCCTGCGCAGCGAATTCTCAAGCGAGTTGTATTTGACGCCTAGGCGCTCGGCTGCCTCAACCAGCGTCATCCGCTGCCCGTTAATGATGACAATCGCGTTGCGTCGCGTATTCCGCGCCTGTTCAGTGAGAGTGGCCCTGCGCACTGTGGGGTGTTTGTCCTCATTGAGCATCAGCCCCATGACGGCCCCATGAACTTGTAAGCCACCGCAGCCACCACCATGATGCAGGCGAGCCAGATGGCAACATCCGGCAGGATAGACCGGCGGCGCCTCTTGACCCACGCACCGGGGTGCATGTGCCCATGGAAAACGACTCTCATTGCTGCCTCCGAATGTGGTTGATAGCTGCCTGTGCCCCATCCGCGAATGCGAGTTGGCACAGCATCGTCAGCAGTTCGTGCACTCGCTCCTGCGACACGTCGTTGTCATCGAGCACCACGACGGCTTGCGCGATCCGCTCTTGAGTGGCGGCAGAGATAGCGAACGGAAGGTCGGTCACTTCTGCCTCCCAAGGTACCGTGCCTTGAGCGCATCGAGCGCCAGCAGCCGGATGCCCGTGTCCTCGTCCTTCAGCGCCAGGCACAGCAACTCATCCGGCCGGCAAGGACCGCCTACCCCCTCCGCGAGCCGCCACGCGACGTGTTGGAGAAAGTACGGGTCAACCGTCTCCTGCCCATAGGCTCCGTCGTTGAGCCAGTTGCAGAAGTCAGCCATGCACAGGAACGGAGATTCCGGGTCCTCGGGGTTATCGTGCGCGGGGTCGCCGCTGTAGGCTAGGACGCTCATTCAGAACTCCTGTGCACCAAGTGCCTTAGCGATCCGCACGGCGCTTTCGCCATCGGTTGCCCACTGACCCACACGGGTGACCAGATCAACGATCGCCTCGTCCTCGGTCCTGCCCCAGCCGTGGCGGCCCACATCCTCGTCATCGCCCTCGAACAGCGCGCGCCAGTCATGGTCGCGCACGGGGATCGGGGGGTATTCGTGGATCGTGACGAGCTTTTGGCCTCGACGCTCGGTCAAATTGCCCATGTAGTCGTCAAAAACACCGTCTCGCTCGTGTGTCATGATTCCCTTTCTGAACTGCGCGTCAATGTTGGGGTTGTCTGCGATGGATTGGAGCAGGGGGTTCATTTCGACGCCGCACGTTCCGCGTCCCGCTTCGCGTGCTCGGCAATTTCGCTGACGTATTTGCGATCAGTCAGCCACGACAGCACCTCGTCGGTGCCGCGATAGAACATCTTGGCGGCGATGGGAGCGGTCACAACCCCGGCAAGGACCGGCTCCATATTACGCACCTTCGGATCGGTGGAACAAACTTGCAACCAGCCAGCGAGGCAGTGCGTCGTTTCGCACAGCATTTCCTCGGCGCAGGTGCGGTTCCTCCATTGCTCATCGACGTGCCAGTGGTCCATTTCGAGCCTGGCCTTGTTGTCGAGAATGATTTCGCGCACGCGGTCGAGGTTCGCGATTGACTGCTCTGTGGTAGCTGTGCCGGCATCGCTCAGGTTGGCATCGCTCAGGTTGGCATAGCTCAGGTTGGCATCGCTCAGGTTTGCATAGCGCAGGTTGGCATCGCTCAGGTTGGCATAGCTCAGGTTGGCATAGCGCAGGTTGGCATCGCGCAGGTTGGCACCGCGCAGGTTGGCATCGCTCAGGTTGGCACCGCGCAGGTTTGCATCGCTCAGGTTGGCACCGCGCAGGTTTGCATAGTGCAGGTCGGCATCGCGCAGGTTTGCATCGCTCAGGTTGGCACCGCGCAGGTT